AGTCCTTTCAACGATGTGGGCTTTCGGGATTCAAATCGCCGGACATATTTTCTATGTGCTGACTATCCCAGCATTGAACATCTCCCTGGCCTATGACGTAACAACTCAATTGTGGTCTACCTGGTCTTCTGTGGTTGGGGGAGTAGAACAATACTTTACAGGTCGGTTCTACCAGAAAGAAGAAGGCAGTTCTGGAGGGTTCGTAGGAGATTCGTTGCAGGATGTGTCAACGGGCCGTCAGATGCTCATGCTTCCTACCCTATACACCGATGCAACAGGGGCCTTGAATGTCACCTGCATCACCCCTCCCTACGATTGGAACACCTCCAATTACAAACGGATCAACTTCATGACGCAGATGGCAGATTCCATCAACACTTCAATTGGAATTTCCTTCAGCGACAACGACTACCAGACTTTCAGCACCCCAAGACAGATGGACCTCAATGGGCCTCGCAATCAACTTCGTAACTGTGGTCGCAGCCGTCGTAGAATATGGAAGATGTTCCATCAAGATAACACTCCGCTGCGGCTTTACGAGTGCCGTATGGATATGGATGTGTTGTCCAGATGATTGGCGAGTTTCCCTCATACTTTACTAATTGTTAATCCCGGTGAAAAACACAACTTATATTGCTGGTGGAGTATTCGCCAAAGAGTGGGTGGCAGGGAGAGTCGGTGCGTATATTGAACAGCACCAGCACTCCTTTGACCATCTGAGCTACCTAGCCTCCGGGATGGTGGAAGTGGAAGTTGAAGGGGAAAAGACAACCTACACTGGCCCGACTGGTATCCGTATCGCCGCCAGGAAAAACCACAAAGTCACCGCACTCACGCCCGATGTGCTTTGGCTCTGCATCCACGCAATCCCGGATGAAATGCGAGATGTCCACTTGATTGAAAAGGCTCTGGTCTCCGAATGAAAAATATCCTAACCATCGCCCGTGGGTTGAATGTGATTCCTTTGCTGCTGGAACTCCAGCGGCAGCCTCAACTGTGGAATCAGAATCGAGCGCGCACGGAAGACCCTTCCAGTCCCCACCATGAAGCTGACGATATCTGGGTCCGCTACGGGGCGGGAGAATCTGGCTACGGCGGACAACCCCACACCAGCGTATGGCTAGAAGCTGCTGACCTTCTCCCACAAGCCAAGGCCGACGCTCGTGCTATCCTCAACCTCGTTCGGGGGGACGCTCTCGGCGGCATTCTCATCACGCGAATCCCTCCGGGGCGTAGCGTGAAGCCTCATGTAGATCGTGGCTGGCATGCTCTCGAATATGACAAATTCGCTCTGCAAGTCGCTGCACACCCCCAACAAGCCTTTTGCTATGAAGAAGGGCAACACATCACAGCTCCTGGGGATCTTTACTGGTTCCATAACCAGGAGCAGCATTGGGTAATTAATGAATCTCCAGTCGAACGCATTACAATGATTGTCTGCGTGAAACTGGATAAACCATTTGGAGGTGCATAGTGCCTTGGGGAATTGCAGCAGCAGCTGTCGGGTCTGTCGCTGGTGCGGCAGCTACTTCAGCCTTTAGTGGTGGCAGCTCCGGAGCTTCTAGTGCTGCCAATGCGGCAGATCCTTTTGCCTCCCAACGGGGCCAGTATCAAGGAATGCTGTCGAATTTGATTAACAACCCCTCTTCGATTACCAGCCAACCTGGCTATCAATTTGGCCTAGATCAAAGCAACAAAGCGGTTGAGGGCAGCGCGGCTGCAAACGGTATGGTAAATAGCGGGAATGTACTGCAGGCTCTAAGTACCAACTCCCAGAACTACGCTGCCACTCAGCTAAATAACCAGGAATTGCTCCTTGCACAGCTTTCTGGTGCTAACGTAGGTTCTCCTGGAACTGCTGGTCAGATCCTTCAGGGGCAAAATACCTTGAATCAGCAAGCTGCCGGGACTGTTGGTAATGCTGTGGGGAGTGCGGTCACTTCTGGTATCAACGGTTTTAACTCTGGCAGTTATTCCGGGGGCAATCCATTCGCCTCTGACACTTCCGGTTTCGGTGCGGGTTCCAACTCCTACGGATTTTCTAGTGGAGTTACCGACCCTTCAGCTGGCGTCAGCTACGGCTTCGGCGTCTAACCAAGGGGAACTACTATGGCAATCGGCGGTTTCCTCCAGGGTCTTGGATTGGCTTACGGTCGTGATCTTATCTACGGCCAGCAATTCGAGCAAAAACAAGCCCAAACAGATCTGTTGAAAACTGAGGCTCAGCAAGCTCAGATGCAAACGCAGCAGATGCAGCAGCAGATGAAGACTAAGCAAGACATCGGAGCTTTTCTGAAGTCGCAAACTGACTTGGAAGGGGCGGACGCTGCTCTGCCATTGAATCAGGCAAAGATGTATAGTAAGGCTGCGGGTTTGGCGGCTTCCCAGGGGGATCTGGCCTCTGCAAAAGAAATGACCGACTTGTCGAAAGAAGCCGGTCAGGAAGCCATGCAGCAAGCGAAAGACCTCGCAGCACAGCAATCTTTAAAGAAGGAAGACCTGGCAAATACTGCTGACTCTTTCCTCAATAACCCAACTCGGGAAGGTGGGAATGACCTCGTCCGCAAGGCTGTTGCAGCTGGAGTTGATCCGACAACAATCCCACTCCCGAATTCTCCTGCCTTTGGGGCATGGGTAAACCAGCAAAAACTCGCTGGTATGGACAGCAAATCCCGTGCAGAGTTCCTGCAGAAAGCTGCCGATACGAAAGCTCGCCGGGAAGAGCAATGGCAAATCCACGCGGATAATGTCGATTTAAAACGGGCACAGATGCAGCAAACCGCACAATTCCGTGAGATGGAGATTGGGTTGCGGAGGGATTCTATTGAGGCTAGAAGAGACAGCGGTCCTGATCATTTAGACATTGGCGGCGCTATCTATGAAAAGGATAAAACGGGGGAACTCAAAGGAGAACGCCTTGCCACCGATCCACGCTACGTCAAACTTGGAAATAAGATTTCGGCTACGCAAGAAAACAACACAGTAGCCACAGGCAAAGCTGCAGCTAACGTGGCGCGTGACCTGAACCAAATGGCACGGTTCCCGACAGGCACTGCCAGCAGCCCGTTCTCCCACATCACGGACCATGATTTCTTGTCCTCGATCGAAAAGACCGGTAGCAATGCGCTGACTCCCGAGCAAGTTCAAATGTTCGGCACGTCGGCTGCAGGCCTCTCTACTGAACTCGCCCGAGTCCTAACCCTCGGCGGTGGGCGTGGGGCCAATCAGTCGGTCATCAACGAAATCAAGACCTTCACAACTCCGACTGCGGGGGACACCAATCTGGAAGCAGCCTACAAGATGTCCACAGCTGCCCAGATGGTGAAAACCACAATGGATAACACTCCCCCGCCCTCAGATCAGAGTGTTCGGAAGGGTTGGGATGCAACGAAGGCTTCCGTCGATTCTTTTCCGACCCCGGAGCAGATCCTGGCAGCAGCCTCTGGGAAAGAGAAGAAGAAGCTGGCTGCTATGACCGGGACTTACTCGGATCTGCTGAATAAGGTGCAAGATGCTGCAGCTTCTAACAATGCGGAGGCATTGCCAGGTGGTAAAGATGCCGGTGCCGGAACTTCAGCCCCCCCGATTCCGGCCGGTTGGTCAGTTAAGGAGCATTGAATGCCAGATTTCACTTTTAATTCTCCTGAGGGAAAGTCGTATACCGTCTCCGGCCCCGAAGGTTCTACCAAGGAGCAGGCCTTCCAGATCCTTCAACAGCAGATTTCTTCGGGCACAGCTAAAGAAGAAAAACCCGCAACCACGGCTAAAGAACGCGTGCAGCAGGGTCTCGCCAATCTTAAGCCAAATTTACCTACTACTGAAGATGGAAAGCCGGTTCCTTCCCCTACTTTTAAGTCTGCTTTAGAGGCTATCGGAACTAGCACAGCTCTGGGAGGGGCCCTTGGAGCAGTAAGCCCTGAATTGCTAACTGCCGCGGGCTATGCAGCCAACTTCATCCCAGACGTAGGCCCGGAAATTGGGACAGCTCTGATGGAAGCAGGAGCTGCAGCGCGCTCTGCCCGATTGGCAACAGCGGCTGAGGGTGCTCTTTCGGGAGGGGTCTCCGAAACCGCAGGGCAAACAGCTGAAGCAAAGGGTGCTAATAAACCAGTTGCTGATGCGGCCCGCTTGGCTGGTGGGATGGTTACTCCAGGAGTGGGGGCTCTCGCCAGCAAAGCCGAAGGCCTCTTCGGAGCCGTGGCGAAAACCCTCGGAGTGGCGAATACCCCCGCTAACGTGGCAAAGGCGGCGGCTACTTTGCGTGGTATCGAGGATGCGGGGGCACCGGCTAACGCCCTTCATCAGATGCTCCAGCATGGGGCGGATGCTAACATCCAAGCAGCACAATCCGCAGGCGACAAAGTAATGGCTGACGCCCGACAACGTGCAACCGATGTAGGAGCCCAAGATGCTAAAGCTGCTCAGAAGGTTCTGGACGATGGTAAAAAACGTGCCGATCAGATTGTTGCTGAAGCTCGTCAGCGCGCTGCTGAATTGAATAAAGCCTCGGGAAATCGGATGGCTACGGCCGGGAAGGTGCTGGCGCAGGCAGAGCCCGCGTTGCGGGTGGTTGGGCAGCCGAGAGAGCTATCTGACATCGGCTCCGAACTGCAAACTGCGGTGAAATCCCAGCATCAAGCAGGTCTCGACGCGCGACAAGCTGACTACAATGCGCTGAAAACCCAACGAGATGAGATAGTAAAGAGCAAGGAACAAGCTGGGGAAACCGTCGATCAAATCCCTGCAATGAGGGGCTTGAAAGACTACATCAAGACCAAGACCGATGCGAAGATCTCCCCCCGACCGACTACGGATCAGGGGATCTTGCGAGTGTATGGACAGGTGAATGAGGCGATTCAGAATCCCTCGTTTAAGGCTCTTGACCAAGTCCGCCGTAAACTAGGCGATGTGATTGGTGGGAAAGATGTGGAAGGCTACTCGGCCATTTCGAAAGACGTAGCTGGCAAGCTCTACTCCAAAATCTCCGACGTGCAGAAGGAATTCGCCGGGGAAGACCAAACTGGAAAGAACCTTCAACAAATGATGCAGGAGCAATATCATGATGCCTCTTTGGGTCTTAGGAAGTTTGGAACAGGAGCCGGAGGGAAAGCAACTGCTCTTGATCGGGTCGATCCGGAGAGATTTGCGGCAGATCCGCAAGGAGTACCTAAGCAGTTCTTCTCTTCTCAACAGTCGGTTAGGGACCTCAAAGAACTTACAGGAGATTCTGGACTTGTGCAAAGGGCTGGAAGCTCCTACGTTAGTTCCCAACTCCGAGGAATGTCCGCCAAACAGGTAGAACAGTATGCTCAAAAGAATTCTGACTGGCTGCGGGAAGTACCTGGCCTCCAAAAAAGCATCAATGACTACGCGACGCGACTCAGCAAAATTGAAAAAACGGCGCAACGAGCTGAACAGAGCAGTGAGCAACTATCAAAAAGAGCTGGAAAAGTGGTCCCGGCAGCTGAGGAAGTAGCAGCAAAGGAAAGGGCAGGAGTGGTTGGTCGTGTTGCGGATATGTCGGAGCAATCGGTTAAGAACCAGCAACGAATACTGGATGAAGGGGGGAAAGCTGCAACGGAGGCTACGAAAGCTGCGGCAGCTCCGGCAGCTGGGCTTAAGGCGATTCTCACTGGCGGGGAGCGGCCAGAGGCGGTTCGTGAGCTTCTTTTAAATGGGAAGCCGGAGCAGACCCGGCTGGCTGCGAGGATTGCCAGTCAAACCCCCCAAGGGAAGCAGCAACTGGAAGGGAGTGTGAGGCAGATTACAGCGGAGATGACTCCAGCGACTCTGCAAAAGCAATGGAATGAAAGGCTGAAACCGATGCTGCAGGATGGGAAGATGATCAGCCCGGAGCGGCTGAAGGCTCTAGATAGTGATGTAAAGTCACTTATGAAAGCCTACGCAGGGAAACCTCCGGTCACGCTAGTGCAGCGTCACATTTACGCGGCGATTGGGTCGTCTGGCAGCAACTATATCGGGGGTGAAAGGGAATGATTAAGAAATATTGCGTTGCTAGAATTCAGTATAAACAAGACATCGACACCGAAATTTGGGAAACTCGATTTGAATCAGAAGCTGATGCTGTTGACTGGCTTGCTAGATATTCGCACGATGGGAGTTTTCGAGAATTTATAATTCTGCCCGTTTATATTTTTAATGAAAACTCTGGTGGTTAGTCGTTTCCCTCCGGGATTAATAAATAGTAATTTCAGAGGGAAATTCGCTGGCGGCATAATTAGTGATTTGTGGGGAAGTGTTCTACCCTCGCCTACGGCTCGTGGGATTTGCGGACACGCCATAGCATCAACCGGGGGTTGAAAACCGCATGGCGGGGGCGGGATTTCGAGATTTTCGGCATTCCCATAAACAAAACCCCGC